GCCCCCTTCCGGGGGCCTTTCGTAAGAAGGGGATTAACGGGAGTTCTTCCCGTCTCTCTCTCCTGGGGCTTTGCCCCACTTCCACCATCTCGAGGTTGTTTTGACCTACAAAGCAAAAACCATTAATCGCGATATAAGTGGTCCGCCAACTACTGCGACGATGTACATTCGTTCCACTTCCTCTTCTCCGTGGACCTTTTACGGAACTGAGGCGTGGGGTACAGCGTCTGGTAGTAGCTCCACTAAACGTGATTATTTGCAAAGAGGTTGGAACACTCTCCCTGGTTGGAAGGCATTTCGCGCTGCTAACGGTTATCTGCCAACAAACGCGATGACTGAAAGCTATCACCGACACAACCAGTTTTCTTCAAGCGGTTGTGTTTTCGTTCGGCATACCTGGCCTGCTATTAAGCTTGAAGTTCCAAGGTTTAACATGCAGATCGCAGATATGCAGTACGCGCTCGGTTTCTTATCCACCACCCCGGCCTTTGATGGGATTCTTGATCCCGCAAGGTCGAAGTGTTTGGCTAAGGCCCGTGACATGAAGGTGAATGCTGCCGTAGCTTTCGGTGAAGGTCGTCAGACCGTCCGGATGCTACGCGACACGGCGCAGAAACTCGGTAATGCTTATTCCGCGTTTCGTAAGGGCAACTTTAAAAGAGCTGCCAAAGTCCTCGGGATTAAAAAGCCTGTGGGTGAAGCCGCCAATCATTGGTTAGCTTATAACTATGGCTGGCGCCCTCTGCTTTCTGATCTTAAAGGCGCTGCTGAGCTTGCTGCTCAGCACCTCGCGTTGGGTGGTCGTGGTCCTCGTCTTAAGGTTTCCGCGAGAAATCGCGTAAGCTCTACAGTCGATATCCAAGGCGCACTCAATCAGGGTACTTACTACCTGAACGTTGACTACCGCCTTTCTGGCGAGTGGCAATACGATGGTCATGCGGGGCTATTCTTACAGCTTGTCTGTACTGAAGCCGCCTTCGCTGCTCAGCTCGGGTTTGGTCTTACTGACCCCGCGCTGTTGGCTTGGGAGTTGACTCCATTTTCTTTCGTCTTCGACTGGTTTGTCGACGTCGGGCAGTATTTAGAGTCTGCCTCAAGTCTTCAAGGGTGGGACGTCCTAGATGGCTATGCTTCGTTGAAGCAAACCTTCTCGGGCGTTCAGGGGTTCGAGCATCCTCGGGCGTGGACTACTCCTTATGAGGAGTGGAACATTCCTTCAAAGATTCCCGTTCTCCAAACGTTCTACACCCGGACGTATTGGCCTGGGACTTCTCCTTCCATCAAGACACCGTTGTGGGATGGGCTAAATGCCCGTCGTTTAACCACCTCGGCTGCTCTCTGGAAACAGTTGACCCAAGGCGATCGAGGGCCTAAAGCCTATCGGCCTTAGTACCTCTTACCCTCAGTCTTTCTCACGAAAGGAATACCATGCCAGCTATGGCAAATATCACCCTCAATAACTTTGCTGCCGCTCCAGTGACTTACACAGTCCTGAATGGTAGCGGGCCGACCTACACGTGGGCGGACACTCTCCAAGGTACACCGGGCGGATTTCGCACTGTGTCCATGGAAGTGAAACGTCCCTCGGATACGGTCAAGGGTGTGACGCGTGTGATCGTGAAGATCGCGCGCCCGTTCGTCAATGTGACAACCGGGTTGGTCGACTACATCGGCCGTACGAACTCGGAGACCCTCGTCCCAACGAGCAGCACACTTGCAGAACGGCAAGAATTGTACGCAACGACCAAGAATTTCATGGCTCATGCGAACTTTCAAGCCGGTGTTGTGAGTGTCGAAGGGATGTACTAACGGCTTACCAGCCAGAAAGGACCTAGGTATGAACCTGATCCAAGTACTGCTGAAGCTGATGGTCGTCTTTGGTGGGAGAAATTCCACCTCTGCCGAGATCTCCGCCATCCTGGCGGTCATCGTGAACCTCGCTAACGTCCTCATGGATGAACTTCATGTCCGTGAGAAACGTGCCAGCAAGGGGCATGATGTGCCTTCCCCATTTACTCCGGGGAACTGGGATGTTATCTCCAACGTCGGGACCGAGCTAACGGCTCCCGAGACGCCGAAACTTAAGCGTTCTCGGAAGTTAAAAGCCGCTCGCTTGTTATCCTAACTTAAGGAGACTTCGTGAAAAAGCATAGTGCTGTGCGAAACAGTCGTGCTCAGCTTGAGAATGTTTTCTCAAGCACTCGTCGTACCTCGACTTCTGAGGTCCTCGAGATTGCCGAGCAATTGTGGTCGCAACTTGACACTCCGCTGTCTCTTGGTCTGTCCTTGCTTGCAAAAGCTGGACAGATTGAGGATATCCTTAGATGCGAATTTTTGCCTCTTCGGTATCCCGACTGGGACTCGACTTTAGCTGCAGACGACCATCAAGCAGTATCTTTCCTTCGCAAGATGCCTCTAGACGATGTCTATAGTCCATTGAAGCGAAGTGAGGCTGCTTGGTTGAAGTTTGTTGAAGCTGAAGCTCAGTGTCGACAGACCAATTCCAGGTTTAGAGCTCGCTTGCGCGGGGAGTTATCTACCCCGGCTGTTGAGTGCGTTTTGCACTTAACCCAGCATAAAATCGCTGGTTGGCTCGGAACTCTGGATTCTAGGTCTTGGGCCCTTCGGTGTCGTTTTGGACCGGGCAGCGATAACCTCTCGCGAGGATCGCACGCTTCGTCTTACCACAAGCTCTCTGCTTTGTCTTCGACTGAAGACTTCGTAGAGGGTGCGGCGAGGTTGGCGTTAGACCACCCGTCGTGGAGCAGGTACCTTACTGGGGTTGAACCCAGTGACGACTCCGAGTCGTTTCGACTCGTTGACGTGATACCAGTTCCCGGCAATACAATCACGTTCGTTCCAAAAACTGCTCTAATCGATCGCTCGATTGCTATTGAGCCTCGAATGAACATCTATGCCCAGTTGGGTTTAGGTGCTCTGATCAGGTCGCGTTTAAAGCGAGCTGGTCTCGATCTGGATACGCAAGAACCCTCTCGGG